ACGCTAAAACCGCCTGATTTCTTAAAAACTGGTCTATTAAAGCCATATTAAGCCGCCGCCCTCTTTAATCGTTTTCTTAACGCGAAAGTCTGAGCGATACCCTCTATCCCCTCTTGTCCTATTTCGCCTACGTCTCGGATCCCTCCGGCTCTAACTTGACCCGATTTAGCGATAGAGTCTCCTCTAATACCTTCCGCTCGAGCTATAGCCTCGCCCTCGGTAATTACGCCTTGCCTTACTAATTCATTTAGACGAGTTAGTGCAGACGTTCCCGAGGATCTAACGTTTCTTAAATTCGCTATTTGATCCGCTATCGTGCTTTTCGAGATATCTTGTCCGAATTCGGTTAATGCTTTAAGACGAGCCCCGCCTCCTAAACCGCCGCTAGCCGCGAAACCTTGTCCTATCGATTTCTCTCCCGATCGTCGGACGAATTCCGTAAAAGGATTAGCTTGTATATTCTCAAAAGCCGCCGCTTGAGCTTCCGGTCCTAAAGCACCACTTAACGCCGCCTCCATTTCCGCCGCACTTTCCGCGCCTACGGTTAAAGGGCGGAAAGATTCCTTCCGCCGATACTTCGCCTCCCTCTCGGATTGCTCCGGATTCTACGCCGGCCGCCTCTCTAGCCCGATCCGCACCAAAAAGGGAGCCCGCTATCTGACCTCCGACTAAACCTCCTACCGGTCCGCCTACCGCCGTCCCTAGAGCCTTAGCGGCTATCGGAGTTAAACTTTTAACGACTGAACTCATATTAACCTCTCTAAATGGCTTTTAGCCTCGTCTCGAGTTATTCCTAGCAAATATTGATCGATTAACTCGCCGTCTTTTAAAATACTTTTACGATTCTTCCCCTCCAGGACTAAACCGTTATTTAAACTATAATGATATACGTCGGGATAACATACCGGTATCTCCGCTACTAGCTTTTTTACTTCCGGATCTATCATATAGGCAAAATAGGTTATTATCATTATTCCCGCGTCTTTAGCGTATTTCGCTCTAAATTTCTCCAATATATTAGCATGGAGCTCGATAACCGTTATAGTTTTTCTCTCAATATGAAATAAACCTATTAATCCGTCCTCGGTATAGATGCCTAACCATAAATTAGCGTTATCTATATTAGGCTCGAATTCCCCCGGATCCATTCCGTCCGCTCTAAGGCGATCGAATAACTCCGGATCCGTAATTATATCTTTTATTACGTCGGTATCGGTTACGGGTATTAAATCCACTATAAGGCCCTCCAACCCGCCGACGTTCCGTCGCCTACCTCGTTTACGTATAAAGTAGAGCCTATGCCGCCGTCCTGGCGAATAAAAATCATTTTTCGCTTAGTCTCGAGAGTACCGGTAGGATCTCCGTCTCCTATTTGTACATGATTTAGGACGTCCGTAGCCAATTCTAAAAACTTAGCAAACTGTTTAGACATTAAAGCGCCGTCCTTTGTTATAGGATCTTTATCTCTGTTAGGGACTTGTAGCTCTGTATTCATGCCGCTAAATCTATATCCATTCTCAAAAACGCTACTTTTACGCGATTTTTAACCTTAAATTTATAAACTCGAGAGTAATCTATCCGACCTTGTCTTTCCCAAATTTGACGTATTTTATAGTTACCTTTTAATCCTAGCTTTCGAGTACCTCCGGATAGGAAAGTATCCTCCTCTCCTCCCTCGTCTGAAAATAGCATTTCTACGACCGGATCATTATCACTCGTTAAGGGATATTCCGGATCCGTACCTACTCCAGACTGACAGCGTAGCTCTAATTTATTTCCGAAAAACTCCTCACCCTCGTTTATAAGGTATTGTCCGGAAAATTCTCGCTCTATCTCCTCTCCGTATTCGTCTAGTATATTTCTATCCATAACGCCGATAATTCCGGATTCAGTATCGGTTACTAGTTTTCTATTAAATGCGTCTAGAATGTCCGCTACTCGCCACTTAGAGCCGCTAGACTGTCTTTCGTGCCATATCGACACGCCTTGTATTTTTGACGCCGTAGCGTCGTATACGAAAGTCGTATCTGGTAAGTTAAAGCAAATAAAGAGCGCTCCATCCTCCTCGTAAGAAGTCGTATAAATATCTCGGATTTCCTCCTCGGAGTATTGCTGTAATTCGCTATCTATCGCGTCCGTCGAAATACGCCCTCTCGCCGCCTCTAGGATAGATATACCGCCCTCCTCTTGTCGTCCGACGTAATAATAAGAGTCGTCGAATTCCGCGAAAGAGTGTCTAGCTAATAATCCCCGATCGAAATCCGCTCCGCTAACCGGCTGAAAAGGAAACCCCGTAGGGCTGATTCTAAATCTTTGTACCGTCTCAGTACCCATTATATGATATTCATTATCAATTACGACGCCTCTAACGTTATCGTCCGGCTTAGTTTCCGCCGTAGCAAAGTCTAAACCGTCGAAACTCTTACCTTTATTATCAGTAGAAAGCGAGCCTATAAAAAACTCTTTAGCCGTCGTATAAAGCAAATACCCACTTACCGAAACTACGCTAGTAACGCCTCCAGGCTGAGCCTGAAAGCTTTTGAATACTGGGTCCGTTATTTCCTCTAGACCCGTATCCGGATCGTAGAAATATCCCTTTCCGCCTGGAACGATTATTGCTATTACGAAACCGTTAGTCGCCATGATTACGCGACCGTCTCCCTCGATTTCTCCTAAATCTATCGGATTAGCTACCGTTCCCGTTACTTGATAAAGACGAGATCCGGCTACGAAATAACCGTCCGGTATTAAAGCCCTTACGGATAGATCGTCATTTCTTAGAAATCTTATAGATCCGCGCCCCGTTCCGTCTACTTGCCATAATTCGCGGAGCCCAGGCGTCGAAAATAAGGCGGCGTCCGATATAGACCCTCTATTTTGAGGATTTACCGGATAAACGTTTACGCACCTTTGTGCCGAAAATGGTAGGACTGAGCTTTGATAATAGCCCGAGCCTATTCCTATATTAGCCACCAGTTAGTACCGTCCGAGATTATATTAACGAATGGACGTCCGTCGGATTCTAGGACGACGCTATCCTGCCCGTCTATTAACTCCGGTACTACGGACGTAATCGTAACCGTATTAGTATTAGAGGAGTCTATTTTCTTAACTGTTACCCGTTGCCCTTTCTCGTTATCAGAGTCGTAAAAAGACGAGGCTACCGGTAAAGAAACGCCTAAACTCCCGCCGCTCGCGTCCATTAGGAGGAGATCGTCGTCTGTCGTTACCGTATGTCCGCCGTTTAATACTTCTATTTTTCTTGTACTAGCTACGGATGCGGGTAAATTATCCGAGGTTATAAAACCCTCGTCCTCTAGATTACCTTTAATCGTAGAGGCGAAATTCTTTTTAGTGATATTTCTAGAGGCTTGACCGACTACGACTCGTATTAAGTCGTTATCCTCCATACTGGTTACTTTCGTTAAATTGTTTTCGTCTGACATTTATTGATAACCTCTATCGCCTACGTGATTCTGAGAGCGCTCTCCGTCTTTTAATGGAGCTCCCTCGTCGTCTCTTGAGAATTGTTTATTACCTAGTCTAATTCTACCTTTATAACGATCCGGATAGAAACGAGCGGAGCTATAGCGTCCGTTATTCATGTTTCCGGATCCCTTCGGTAAGGTATTAGGATATTGTGATCTGATAGGATCTCTAGTTTGCTTCGCCGCCGATCTCCAGGCTCTTTCCGATCTTTCGATTAAAACCGCGTCCGGATCGCGCCCGTATTCCTGGCGAAGTAATAGCGCTAATTGAGTTTTTACGAGCTCTCGAGCCCAATCCGGTAAATCTGTCTTATCGTCCTCGCTTGTTACCAGGGTGGCGCCAAAATTTAGACCGTCGATAGATAAAAGAGGTATTAGATCGTTATAGAGATCTATGCCGTCCGACATTTCCTCCGGCTCTACCGGTATATTACCTTTCTTAATACCCGCGATAGAAAAGGCTCTAGTAATAATATGTCCTATTGTCTGATTCATTCGCCTAGCTTCTCGTCTATCTTATAAAATATCCCGCCGAACCTAACGCCTATAAAATACCACCATGCGACAAGAAATCCCAGGATCGCCCATGCGTTTACTTGTAATACGTTCCATTCCATACGCTCCGCAACGAAAAAGGCGTCTCTAATTTGATCCCTAAACTCTAAATCGTCTTTTTTATTCGCTCCGTTTTTTTTCCATTTTCTATCATGATTTCCGCAAGCTTTACAAAGATTAACCGCCGGGAGAAAACGTCCGAAAAGGACGTCCGGCACTATCCAGGATAAAACCCTCTCTATTATCGATTTCCCCTCCGGCCCGCACTTATCCACTATTTAAAATTCCCCATATTTTATAATTAATATTTCTATAATTATTGTCATCTTAAAAAATTTACTTATAAAAAACTATTCTCTAGCTCTATAAATGCCGATTCAACCTTATTTAATACGTAATTATGTCGATCCGTATTATATACCTCGCCCTCAATTAAATTAATATTATTTAAAACTCTTCTTGCTAAAATCCAATCTCCGGAAACAAGATAGGACTTAGCTTTACTTAATTTCTCATATATCAACAATGCCTCATCTTCCGTTATCAATCCGTTATTAAGCTCTAACGCAAAATTTACCCTGATATCGTCGAAAACCTCTAGACCTTTTTTTGCTCTTTTTTTATATAACTTTTTTTCTTGTTTTTTTATTTCTTCTGGATTGGTTATTTCCTCAAACCCTTCCGGCGCTATTTCTGCATATTTAACTGCTTGCCCCGCTAAGTCTATCTCTCTATAAAATCTTTTGCTCATCATTACCTCTAATAATAGGTAAACGTTATATATCGGCTTTTAAT